TCATGGCTTTCCCATATCCGGTGCGTTGATGGGAACCGGCAACTTGATGCCGCGGGCAATGCCAGGCACCAAGTCAATGGCGCCCTTGCGGTGCAGGGCCTTCAAATGGTCCTCGGCAGCATTCGGAGATCGAAATCCAAAGGCCTCGGCAATTTCCACCCGAGAGGGGGGGATGCCGCACATTTTTATCGACATCTCGATGAAGGCCAGGATTTCGCGCTGGCGCCCCGTGAGCGGGAGCATTACCCGCTTCGGCGCCGCGGCCGGTGCTTGGTGTTGGGCTGCGTGTGCCATCACATCTCCTTCTTGTCGGTGTCGGCGCGGCGGAACTCCACGACCCAGACCCACGGGTTGCTGTTCCAGGATTCAGGGCCGTTGATCTGAGACCACAGCAGCGAGAAGCTGGCGCGCCCGTACCCCTGCCAGCTGTCTACCTCCGGTGGCGGCGGTTCATATTGATTGCCGTCCCACGTAAACGGGCAGCCTTCGGCTCTCGCGTCTTCTTCGCTGATGTCGTTCAGCCGCTCCACGCGCACGCCGGTGATTTCCAGCACCAGGCGGCAGGCCCAGCGCGGCATGTGAATGCCAGGGCGCAGCTTGCCGGGCGTGGTGACGGTGGGCGGCGTGTCGAAGCCGTGCCAAGCGCCAGCGCGGCGGCCGTCTGCTTCAAACTGCGTGGGTGCCCAAGGCGTGTTGTATCCGGCGTCGAGCGCCTTCTCTCCCACGTCGTTGGGCGAGAGGCGATCGAGGCTCGCGGCGAATCGAAACGCCTCCCGTACCCAGAGGCGGTCGCCGGGCTGGCCGTAGGGGCAGAGCAAAGCATCGCCAGTTCTGGTGTGCCATATGGCCGGCTGCTCCGGCGCCGGCGTGCCGTCCGAGAATCGCACCCCAGGTCCGCCCACGGTGGTCGGCTCCCATTGCCCCAACGGATTGGTATGTGGCAGCTTGACGACGCGCCGCGTCTGCGTCTTGTTGCCGGCCAGGATGGCGCGCACCATCGGGCCGGTGAACAGGATAGGGCGCTCACGCATCGCGTTCCCCTTGTTCGGGCTGGGTGGCCGTGCATGCATTGCGGTGATCAGCAGCGTGCGGGCAGCGCTTGTCCCCGCAGATGCTGCACAGGATCATGCGCATTTCGACGCTGTGCGGGCGGCAGGTCGCGCAGTCGCACTCATTCCGCGCGACCTGCGATCTGTCGGCGCGCTGCTGGCGGTCGGCCAGAACGGCGGCGCGGGCGAAGTAATCCAACGTTTGGTCGGTATGGCCAAGTTGGCCCGGCTGTAGGGCCAGCGCCTCGGGGAGTGGCGGCAGCACCACATCCTCTGATGCCGCTATTCCGGCATCGCGCACCGCCTCGCTGGCCTGGTGCACAGCGCACGGATGGCGCAGGGAGCCGTCACCGCTGGGGCAGGAGCATGGTTGCGCCGGCTCGGCGCTGGCCTGGGGCGCGGCGTCTGACGCAACAAATGCGCCATCAAGAAACGCCTCCGTCAGTTTTGCCGCAACCCGCAGGCAAGAATCCTTCGTTCCGGTGTATAGCGACCGGGTACCATCACCCGCGACGACCTTATAGCTGAGCTTGCCATCAGGGACTGGCCGATACCGATTCACGGCCCTCTGCTCGATATGCTCCCGCGCCTCCCCGGCTACAGGGGCGCTTGCCAGCGGTGCCCACTCCGAACAGTGGTAGTCCGCTACCAGGACGGTGTCGTTGTAATGCACGACGTTGCAGACGATGGCCGGCTTGTCGCTGTCCGGGTCTTCGTAGTGCTTCACGATACCGACCACGGGCGCACGACGCGGTCCCAGCAAGACGCGCTGACCCGCCGGCGCGGTGTCGATCGGTTGCCAGCCATCGGCTACAGGGGCGCTTGCCAGGGCGCGCCGCAAGACGTTGACGGACTCGCACGAACCGCGATCATCGCGATTGCAGCGGGCTATGAAGTCGTCCACCCAGTTCAGCGCGTCCATGACTTCGGCCGGCGCCACGGGGGCGCTTGCCAGGGCGGCGTCATGGTCGCGCATCAGGCGAGTGATGGTATAGAGCCGTCCGCCGATGCGCTCGCAGAGTCCGGCCTTGATCGTCAGCGCCGGGAATTTATCCTTGAGCCAATCGACCGCCGACACCTTGACGGCGACATACCCGCATGGGTCTACGGCCGCCCGCTCATCGGCTACAGGGGCGCGCAGCTTGGACAGCACGGCCGATTCAATGGCGATGGCCATTTCCCGGTCGTGGTTGATCGGCTCGCGCATGAACTGGCACAAGATGCGCTCGCGCTCATCGAACGACAGCACGGTTTGCGGTTCGGCCGCCTGGGCGGCGTTGTTCTGGTTGGTCATTTCATCCACCATTGAGCATAAGTTCGTGGTAGGCGGCGCCCAGCAGTTCGCGACCGCGCTTGAGGACGTTCCCCCTGGTTCCGATGAGCTTGAGGCCGATCATGATCTTCGTGAGGGTGTGGCCGCAGCTGTAACCAGCCGCCTTTTTCAGGACGCCGATTTCGATTAGCTTGCGATGGTCGGCGCCGCCGAAATTGGTGCCGAGAAACGCGATCTCCAATTCTCGGTCGCTGACAACCTTCGTTGTGTCTGCCATGCTTATTCCCCCGCGCCCTGTTGTGCTGGCTGGGCGGCAGGCCGGCGCGGATTCTTCAGCAGTTGCGCTGCCTCACGCATGGCCTTGTCGATCTCGGAGCCGTCGACGTAGCGCGTCACGCTGCGGAAGTTGAGGATGTATCCGTGCAACTCGCGCAACAGGGCCAGGGCCTTCGTCAGCTTTTCGTTGGCGTCGGCGGCCGGAAAGCGCGTGGTGCAGCTTCCCAGGCAGCGGCTGCTGTAGAAGCATTCGCCGCTGGCAACGGTGCAGGCGGCTTTGGGGATGAAGTCCTTGCGCATCACGCATCCCCCTGCCGCTGGGCGGCAATGGCGGCGTCGATTGCGGCGTCAACGTTCCGGCCGTAGCCGCTAAATCGCAGCCATATGGTTTCCTTGCCGAGGTCATGATGCTGCGCTGAGTGCCCGAAGTCGGTCTTCATTTCACGCAGCCAGCGATACCGCGCAGCATCCAGCGCATCGCCAGCAGCGGGAGCGGCGACAGGCGCATGCCTGTAGAGCGGCACGCTGTACTTGGCCTGGCGCAACGGCGTCTTGTTGCGGTATTCGTTGGTGACCGGGATATCAATGCCTGGCTCCATCCAGGCGGCCGGCGGATCTTGCTCCACCGTGGATACGGGGGGTGCGGGGGCGGCGAGCAGCGACGCGATGATGGCCGCGTTTTCTTTGGAGTCCGGGCCGGCCAGGGTCGCAATCACGGCGCCGTCATGCATCAGCATGTAGCAGGTCTTCTTCGCAACCAGCTTCCAGCCGGCGGGAATGGTGGTGGTCATGGGTCAGACTCCAGTGGCGCGCGCGGCGCCGGCTTCGAGTTCGGCCTTGATCTGGGTCTGGCGGATCAGATCCTCGGCGTCGTCGCGGTTCATGAGCGCGCCGATTCGGCGCAGGGTTGGCAGCAGCGCTTTCACGCGCTCCATCAGGGGGTGATCGATAGGCGCGCCGTTAGCCAGGCGCACGGCCATCTGGTGCAGCGCCGACACATCCAGCGTCTTGCCGTGGCGCGTCGCCCACATTTCGAAGAAGTCCGCGACGCCGTCCACCGCGCCCGCCGCCGGATAGGCGCAGCCGTCGCCGTGGCTGCGCAGGATCGCTTCGCCCTGCACCGAATCGACGGTTTCGTGGATCTCGATCTGGCGCAGCCAGTCTTCCAGCGGGCCGATGGCGTACTGCGACTTCACCAGCATCGGGATGACTGCCGGGCGCGGCCGGTACTGTTTGCGGCGGGGGTTGCGGGCGTGGGTCATGGTCAGTAGCCCCGCGACTTGTCGTTGGCCAGTTGGGCGTCCTTCAGCAGCTGCTCGTCCTTCACCATGCCGAAGAGGCGGTCGTAGTTCCAGGTGGTATCCCGGAACACGCGGCCGTCCTCGAAGTCGGCCAGGCAGTCCGACAGGTCGACCACGATGTCCTTGTCGGTGTCACTCTCGATGGTGAAGCGGTCCAGGGCGTTGCGGACCTGCCACGGGCCGCCGCTCCAGTCGCCGCGCGTGCGCTGGCCGGCGATGGCCAGGTCCAGGTACTTGTCCTTCGCGCGCAGCGCCTCCAGCACATCGGCCCACGACGACATGACGTCCAGGCCATAGCGCAGCAGGATGCCGGCCAGCTCCATGTCTTCGCGGCGCTTCGCCTCTTCGGCCTCGCGCTCGCGCTGCGCCTTGTTGCGCTCCAGCTCGGCCTGGCGTTTCGCATCCTCGGCGTATTCCTCGTACCTCTTCTTCAGGCTTTCATAGCTGGTGGTGGCGTACTCGAAGCCGTCGCTCGTCTTCGCTTCGCGGCGTAGGTCCAGCAGGTATCCGGCGTCATGGCGGATGGACTTGGGATAGCGCGAGCGGCTTTTGCGGTCAGGTTCGCTCCAACTGCTGGGCATGCCAATCTCGGCCATCATGGCCGTGACGCGCTCGTGAATGGCCTTGTTGATCTCAATCCGGGGGATGTTCAGCTCATGCGCGGCGACGTCCTTCTGGCGCGCCTCTTCCAGTTTGTTCAAGGCGTGTGCCGCGACTCGTTCGGGCGTCGGCGTGCTCCACCGGCTGTCCATGTAGCTGGCGTAGCTGGACGGGCTGTACTGGCAACTGCCCACGTAGCCAACTTTCTCCAGTTCCTGGATCTTGAGAGGTTCGGTCATGGTCTTCTCGGTATATGGAGGCCGGGCACCAGCGGCGGTCGGATGGGGGAGGGAGTCCCGCCGCCGGGCCGGCCATTGATCAGTCGTCGTTGCCACCCAGGCCCAGCGAGCCCTGCGTCTCGGCCGCCGGCGTGATCGTGATGGTGATCTCGTTGCCCAGCACCTCGTAGAGCTTCTTGACCTGCTCGCCGCTCGGGTGGCATTTCACGCGGAAGGTGGTGATCACGCTGCCGCCTTCCATCATTTCCACCGCGAATCCGTCGACGTCGGCCGTGTCCAACTCGATGTCGGAATCGCCGCCCAGGCCGAAGTCGATCAGCACCTTGGCGCCGACCAGCTCGTGCTTGAGGCGGATCTTCTCGATGAGGTCGCCGAACACGCGCACAGTGGGCTCGGGCCTGACGCCGTCGACGCTGCCCTGCGCCGGGTTTTCCTCGGCCTTGTAGAGGGCATGGCGCAGGCGCGGGTGGAACTCGGACAGCACGCCGTTGCCGGCGGTGAACTGGATCTTCAGGTCAGCGGCACCCGCCGGCTCTTCGCCGTGGCGCTCGGTGCGCACGTTGATGTGCGCCAGGGTTGCGGTTTGCTCGGTAATCGAGAACATGGGGCAGGGCTCCAGGGTGCTACGTTGGGGAAAGGGTCAGGCGGCAAGCTGCGTGAGCTGCTGGTGGAAGAGCGTGACGCGGCGCTCGAAGTCGAGCAGGTCGGCCTCCAGGGCCTCGATCGCGTCGTCGTCGCGCGTGATGCGCACGATGGTCAGCTTGCGGCCGATGGCCTCCAGGTCCGGCGCCCACAGCACCAGGTCGACCCACTGGCGGCCGAGCAGCCACATGGCGCCGTTGCACTGATCCACGTATTCGCTGATGTCGCCGGACACGACGGCGGTGAACAGGGTGTTGGACGACACCATGGTCTTGATCTCGATGATGCCGTCTTCGTCGACCAGGCCGTCCACGCTGACGCCGAACTTGCGGTCATCGGTGGTGATGAATCCCGCCTCTTCAACGAACCGGCCGGTGGCGGCCTCGTAGGCGGCACGCGCGTGCGGCTCCTGCTCGGTGCCGAATCGCATGACGCTGCTCACGAACACCTCGGCCGCCTTGCCGCCGGCACGCTCGCGGGCCACGTCCATGGCGTAGTTCAGGCAGTTCTTGGACGGCTCCTTGCTTTTCAGCCGGTCGCGGCAGTCCTTGAACCGGCTGCCGGTGATGACGCCGCGGCGCGCTTCCAGCCATTCGGGCGAGCCCTGCGGCTCCTTGTGGAAGATCAGGTCCATTTACTTTTCCTCCTGCTTGAGCATGGCCCGCTTGTCGGCGTAGGCCTTCTTGAACGCGGCGAACGCCGCAAGGTTGTTGGTGGCCTGGATGGCCTTGCAGCCGTCCTGCCAGATGGCGGCGGCGGCTTCCATGTCGTCAGCCTGGGCCAGCTTGCTGATCCACTCGTCGCGCAGGTCTTCGGCTGCGAGCGCGGCGCCGTTCCCGTCGTTGTCGTCTTTCTGTTCAGACAGGCCGGTGATCGCCTTGAGCGTGTAGCGCTCGAGGTAGGTCTTGGTGCTGGCGCGGGCCTGGATGGCGTTCTTGGCGCCGCCGTTGTCGGGAGGGCCACCCATGCTGACGCTTTCCTCGTGGCCGCCCACGTGGCGCAGGTAGCAGGTCACTTCCATCCAGTCCCTGTCGTCGCGCGTGAGCTTCCAGGACGACGAGAGGCCATGCTTGGAGAGTGCAGGCGTGACCGCATTGACGACGTCGTGCAGTTCGGCGTAGGCCTTGCCCTTCAAGGGGCCATCCGTGACGTCCTTGCCCTTGATGATCTTGACCGCCTCGGCCTTGAAGTTGGCGAACGCCTCGTCGTAAGCCTTCTTGGCCTCGGCCTTGGCCCAGCGCTCCTGCAGGTCCATCATCTTCTCGACCTGTTCCAGCGTGGCGCCTTGCTGCACGGCGGCCAGCATCATGCCCATGGGCGAATTGGCGGCCAGCGCGGGCAGGTGGCCGGGGTTCGGTTCGGGGCGGGGGGCCACTTCGCGGGCCGGGGCGTCGATGATTTCGGTCATGGCTTCCTCAGTAGGTGATGCGGATGTTGGGGATCTGGCCCTTGGCGATCAGCTTGATCGCCTGCTTGGCGCAGTCCTCGGGCATGCCGCCCTGGACGAATGCATCCAGGGCGGCGCGGTTGATGCCGGCCTTGTGCGCCAGGTCGGCCTCGCGGCGCGCGGCTTCGGCGGCCTCTGCGGCCTGTTCGTCGGCGATGCGCTGGCGCTCGGCGGCGGCGGCCTGCTCGGCAGCCTGCCGCGCACGCTGCTCAGCCTGCGCCGCAGCTTCCCGTTCGCGCGCCGCGGCGGCCTGGCGATCGAGCTCGGCCTGCTGCTCGGCGGCAATGCGGCGCTGCTCGGCCAGCTCGGCATTCAGGCGGGCGGTTTCGGCGGCGGCCAGGGCTTCCGCTTCACGGCGCGCGGCGGCGTCGCGCTCTGCCTGGGCGCGGGCCTCGGCTTCCTGCTGGGCGCGCTCGGCGGCTTCGCGGGCGATGCGCGCTTCGCGCTCCTTCTGCTCGCGCTCCGCTTCGGCAGCGCGCAGGCGCGCCAGTTCGGCCTGCTCGGCGTCATATTTCTCGCGCGCCGCCAGCGCTTGCGTCAGCGCGTCCAGGGCGCGGGCCTTGACGCGGTGCGCCTCGGCCTCGTATTCCTCCCAGGACGCATCCACGGCGCGGGCATTGACCTGTTCGATGGTCGCGCGCAGCTCGGCCGCATCCAGGTCGCGGTTCTCGTCGGCGCGCAGGCGGAACCACTCGATACCCTGCTGGTGGCGCTGCTGGCGCGCTTCCTCGGCGGCTTCCCACTCGGTGAGCGGCGCGCGCACCTCTTCGGCCAGGGCGTCCAGGGCGTCGCGCATGCGCTTGCGCTCGGCGTCAATGCGCTTGGGCACATCCTTCAGCTCGTCGACCAGTTGCTTGCCCAGGGCGTCGAGCGCGGCCTTGGACTTGCGCACCTTGAACGCCAGGCTGGCAGTGGCCTCGCGGCCCTTCTTCGTCGTCATGTCCGGCACGTGGCCCGACACCTCGGCGCGGATCTTGTCGAGCCAGGGTTCCAGGCCGGAGGGCTTCGAATACACCTCCAGCGCGGTTTCCTGGGGCGGCAGTTCAGCAAGTTCGGTCGTTTGGGTCATGTCATTCCTTGGCGGCCACAGCGGTCTTGCCGCAGCCTTCGCAGGTGGGGTAGGGGGCCGGCTCGTCCAACAGGCCGGCGAGGGAGAAAGCGACGGTCATCAGCAGCGCCATGACGATGCCTTCCCAGTGGGCGCGCAGGAGGCGGCGGATCATGCGAGTTGCTCCAGGCGCTTGAGGACGAGCGGCAGCGCCTCATCGGCAAACTGCTTGGCGTTCTCGGCGCGGGTGTGGCCGTCGGCCAGCACGGCGCAGAGGATCTGCAGCCAGACGTGTTGCTGCATGTTCATGCCGATCTCGGCGCCGTATGCGTAGGAAGCCGTGACCTGGTCGCGCGCTTGGTCGAATACGACGGACTGCGGGTAGGCGGGGGTTTTGCCGAAGTCGCTCATTGCTGCTCTCCCTTGGCCTTGGCGATGGCGGCGACCAGGGCGTCGTGGTAGGCCTGCATGACATTGGCAGTCCGGCCGTATCCGAGCCGGGTCATGATTTCCATCGCAGCGGACAGCGAACCGGCCGCTTCCTCGCCGGCCTTCAGCAGCTCGGGCGCGGCGCCTATCAGGTAGGCGTTTGCATCACCCTCCGCTTCGCTTCCTTGCTCCGCGTGTATCAGAAGAGCCCGGTCGCCCCGTTCGTCGGCAACAATGGCGACGACGTAATCGCCCATGCTGACGCCCGCTTTCGCCTTCGTTATCCGCCACTGTCCGGGCGTGTGTTTCGTTGTCATACATTTCTCCGGTGGCGCGCCATCAAGGCGTCGCCGACCAGGCCAATCAGGTACGCCGCGGCCAGGCCGCCGGCGATGAATTGAAGGAGGGAGGTCATTTAAGGCGCGCCGGCAGTTCGAACGACACATCAAGCTGGCGCTCGGGATCCTCGATGGCGTCGGCCAGGTTCTCCACGTAGTGCGCGCTGGCGTCGTCCATGAACCTGCTGAACAACTGGCCGATGCGGCCGAACGTGTCGCCGTGGGCGTAGGCCTTTGCCACCGCGTCGAACGCCGCGACCAGATCCTGGTTGCCGATGCTGTCTTCGTAGACGGCGTGGGCAATCGGCTGGCGGTTCGGCTCGGCCACGGCGTAGCGCACGACCTCGTGCAGCCCGTCGCGCAGCGCGGCGCGCACGTCGCCGGCCAGGTCCATGCGCAGTTCCTGCGCGGGCGTGGTCTTGGGTTGGGCGTAGGCCATGGTCAGTTCCTCCCTTCGCGGTCGATCAGGTCGGCCAGCTCGCCGTAGTGCGCGGCGGCGCGGGCGCGCTCCTGGCGCCGGCAGTCGGCCAGCACGCGGTAGTAGCCGGGCAGCACCGCCGCGCGGAACGCCAGCCAGTCCGACCCCATGCCGCAGGCCACACGCAGCGCGGTGCGCGCCGCCAGGCTCGCCGGCGGGCTGAACTGGTCGCCGAACCAGAACTTGCGCGCCTGGAAAACCTGGTCCTGGGCGCTGGGCCGGTTGACCGGGTTCACACGGCGGGTGATGCCGCGGTCGCGCGAGAAGTCGCGCACCATCGAGCGCAGGGCCGATAGGTTCAGGAGGTATTCCCGGCCCTGGGCACCGATGCGCGCGGCGCGGCGTTGGATGCGGTTGCGGTTCATGGTGTCTCCTGGCCCCTACCGGGGCGGGTGGGGGTTAGGCGGCTTCTTGCTGCTCGGCCGGCTTCTCGCCGCCAGGCACCGCCGGCGACATCGTCACGATCGTGTGCAGCACCGGCTTCCACTTCTGCCACCACGCCAGCGCATCGCAGGACATCCGGCTGATCTGCTCGTCGGTGAACGACCACCACGATTCCAGCGCGTGGAACTGGCAGCCGATCTGCATGTGGGTCGCGGTGTAGGTGACCGACCACGTGTCGCACTGGATGGCCTTGATCTCGCGCAGGTTGCCGCTGGCGGCCCAGATGCCGACAAGGTCGCGCAGGTTGGCATCGCCCAGGTTGGCACCGCGCAGGTTGGCATCGCCCAGGTTGGCACCGCGCAGGTTGGCACCGCGCAGGTTGGCATCGCCCAGGTTGGC